ATCTCGGTCGAGATCGTTACCCCGGAAGACGAGAAGGAAGAAGGGGAGTCGGAATGATGTGGGAGGTATTCGCACTCCCTGACGAGGACTATGAGCCTTGCGGGTACTACGTCGCAAAGGGGAACGACCGTTACGGCGATTCCCCTGACGGCTTCAAGGTCTTCGATGATGACGGTGAGGCACAGGAAGTCGCCGACAGGCTGAACGAGGAGGATAACGAGGAATGAACATTTACGAAAAACTGGCGGCAGTTCAGTACGAACTGAAGGCCCCGAAAAACTTGACGAACAAATTCGGCGGTTACAACTACCGCAACGCAGAGGGCATCCTCGAAGCGTTCAAGCCGTTTGAGCCGAAGTTTAAGGTGGCTCTGGTCGTCGGGGACGAGATGGTCGAAGTCGGCGGCAGAGTGTATGTCAAGGCAACGGCAACGTTCATCGACACGGAAGCGCAGACCAATCCCGCAAGCGTATCCAACGTGGCTTACGCAAGAGAGCCTGAGGCGAAGAAGGGGATGGACGAGGCACAGATCACCGGAGCAGCGTCCTCGTATGCAAGGAAGTACGCACTGAATGGTCTGCTCCTTCTGGATGACAACAAAGACCCGGATTCTTCCGAATACACCGCCAGGGCGAACGGCATGACCGCCGAACAGGTCACCGCCGAGATCGAGGACGAGAAGAAGACTGAGCAGGTCGCCAACGAACCGATCGGGGAAGCCAGAGCGAAGGCTCTCGCCATGGAACTCCAGAAGAGCGGCGTCAACCTTGAGAAACTGCTCCCGATGTACGGCGTAAAGGCTTTGAAAGACCTGACGGAGGCGCAGATGAGGGACATCGTGACCAAGCTCCAGAAGAGAGGCAAGAAGAGTGCCTAAGATCAATTCCCGCCAGAAGGGTGCAAGGTTTGAGCGGACGGTAGCCCATCTCTTTCAGGAGTGGGGCTACCCCGCCAGAAGGTCTCAGCAGTTCGCGGGGATCAACGGAGACCATGACGTAGTCGGTGTGCCGCATCTGGCAATCGAATGTAAGGCGGTCGAACACCTTGACCTGTATGGGGCGATGGAACAGGCAAAGCGGGATGCCAGGGACGGCGAAGTCCCGGTGGTCATCCACAAGAAGAACAACAAGCCCATCCTTGTGACGATGGAATGGGAGCAGTGGAGAGAGTTTTATTCGGAATGGGAGAGCGGACATGAGTGTACGAAAAGCGGTAACGCTTCCGATTGAGATCTATATCGCATACAAGGCGATCAATGACCCGATGGACGCATTCGCGTTCATGGACAGGGTTCTGGAATACGCCTTTGAAGGTGTAGAACCGCGCGACATGGACAATTATGACGGAGCATACGTTTTTGAACTGGTGAGAGATTCGATCAAGTGGGAAGAGTGAAGACAATGGGCAAGAAGAACACGTTCATCATGAAGACAGAATGGGGGAAGATGATCTCCGCACTGCCAGACGAAGCGGCCGGGAAAATCATCAAGGCGGTCTACTCCTATGTCGAGACCGGGGAGACCGGTGTGGATGATCCTGTTCTCAGCGCGATCCTTATTCTCATCACGGATACGCTTGATGCGAACGCTGCCAAGTATGAGAAGACCTGTGAAGAGCGGAAGAAAGCCATCGAAAAAAGATGGGGAAACGATACAAAAGAATCCGCTTCTATACAAGCCGATACAAAAGTATACAAAAGTATACAACCTGATACTGATAATGAATATGAATATGATAATGATTCTGATAATGAATCTGTAAGTGATAATGAGTATCCTACGGATACTAAAAAAACATCTTGCGGAAAGCGATCAGAGAATCGCTCCCCGCTTGAACCAGAAGCCGACACCGCAGCTATCCCGCTGAATGATGGTTCGGCATGGAGACCGCCAATCTCGCTGTACGAAACGTACGAGCAGTCCTACCCGGCGGTCGACCTTCCCCAAGAATTTAACAAGATGCGGTCGTGGTGCTTGTCGAACCCGAAGAACTGCAAGACCAGGAACGGAGTCAAACGGTTCGTCAATAACTGGCTTGTCAAGGCACAGGATCATGCGGCGAGACAGCCGACAGGAAGAGCATCCCCGCATCAGCACAGTAACTCAGACGTTTTACTAAGCATCATCAACGGAGGTGCAGTATGACAAGACAGGAAACGGCAAAACTGCTTTTCGTAATCCGGTCGGTTTACCCGAAGTATTACCAGAGCCTGCCTGACAACGATGTGGCGATGATGGTGGACGCATGGCACATGATGCTTGAAGAGTATGACTACAATGCCGTAGCGGCATCCCTCAAAGCGTATGCGCTTGGCAACGCATCTGGCTTTCCGCCAACACCGGGGCAACTTGTGGAGAACATCTCCAAGGCGCAGACCGTGCATGAAGACGCGATCAGCGCATGGCAGAAGGTCAGGAAAGCACTCCGCAACGGCAATTACGGAGCGGAAGACGAATACGAGAAGCTCCCGCCGATGGTGCAGAAAGCGTTAGGCGGTGCGTCAACGATCAGGGCATGGAGCAACGTCCCATCAGAGACTCTGGAGTCCGTCCAGATGAGCCAGTTCATCAGAGCGTACAACAGCGTTTGCACAAGGGAGACGGAAGACCGCAAGATCCCTGACGCAGTGAAGGTGGCGATGAGAGAAAGCGAGATGTTACCGGCATGAATGGGAAAGATGAATGGCTTGAGGAAGACGACCTTCCTTGGGTCGAGACCGAGGAGAACAAAACACCGTTCTATGCGGATAAGCCAATCATGACCATCGAAGATTTTCTGGAATGCAAAGGGGCAAAGCATCTGCGGGAAATTCTGGAGGCCGCAGGGCTATGAGAAGAAGGGGAGAACACATGTTTAAAGCGGCGATTGATGAGCGCATCCGGGATGACAACATGGACGCTCTGAGACGAACATTAGCGGAAGCCAGAGAGAACCAAGCGAGGAGAGAAGGGTACAACGAAGGCTACTCGGAAGGCTTTGAAGGCGGCAGGTCACAGGGGTTTGACGAAGCCGTGGAGATGGTACTGAAGCTCTTATTGGATTTCAAGAACGGGAATCGAGGATAACGATGTTCAGACTTATCGGGAAGCCAAAACAGCTTATAGCGATGCTCCTGAATCTCAATCAGGACACGGTCTACGAGATCCGTGAGCACAAGGAGAAACGGACAATGAGCCAGAACGCTTATTACTGGACTCTCCTTGGGCAGTTGGCAGGGAAGCTGCACATGAGCAAGCCGGAACTGCACAACCGAATGCTCCGGTCATACGGACAGATTGAGATCTTCGGCGGCAAGGCGGCACGTTTAACGCTTCCCGATACTGACGAGACCGAGGAGAAAGCCTTAAAGAGCGAGACGGTTCACTTACGACCGACATCGCAGACCATAACGTTAGCGGATGGCGTTACATACCGCACCTATGTACTGCTCAAGGGGTCAAGCGCACTGAACACAGCCGAGATGGCACAGTTACTGGATGGACTCATCGAGGAGTGCAGGCAGTGCGACATACAGACCCTCACTCCGAGAGAGATTGCAGAAATGCGAATGATCGAGGAGCGGAGGAATGCAAAGCATCATACAGCCTGAGAAGTACTGCTTTATCTGCGGAAGCCACAGGGATTTGGAGCGGCACCATGTGTGCCATGGAGTGGCGAACAGGAAGATTGCGGAAGAGGACGGACTCTGGGTCTGGCTCTGCCCGCTGTGCCACAGAGGCACATACGGAGTGCATGGCAGAGAAGGACACGGCCTTGACCTCGACTTAAAAAAGATCGCGGAAGCAAAGTGGCTGCGGATGTCCGGCAAGACGAAAGCCGACTGGATCAAGCGTTATGGCAAGAATTACCTTGACTGACGAGGACGTCTACGCCATCTGCATCGCCATCGTCCACAGAGCGGCGGTCGATTACGGACAGGCGAGGAAGTACTTCCGTGACATCGCAAGGCACAGGATCATGCTGAACATGACGGAGTACTACGACTACGAACGTCTTCTGCACGACACGGAGCGGTTCTTTGAGAGCCAGTGGTTCTACCTGATGGGCGGGACAACGGATATGTACAGGCGATTAAAAAGGGAATGCGACAGAGGGTACTACCGAAAGGAGGAGAAATGAAAGTATACGTTGACGAGAAGATGACCCAGAACGACATCATCATCCGTCATCTGAGGCTCAACCCGGAAGGCATCACGCCATGGGAAGCGATGAACATCTACGGCATCATGCGTCTGGGTGCCAGGGTGTGGGAGCTGCGGGATCTTGGCTACAACATCGAGAAGCAGACCGAAGAGAAGAAACGCGGGAAGAAGACGATCCGCTACGCAAGATACGTCCTGAAGGAGAGCGCATGACATTGTTCTCCGAACGACTGAGGGAGCAGCTTCGGCGATACGAAAAGGCAAGACTCCTGAGGCGGCTGGCGAAAACGGCGGGAGTGGACGTAACGACCATCTACGCTTTCATGGACGGAAAGAGGGAAGTAACGATGAAGACCGCAGAAAAGCTATGCGAGGCGATGCAGATAGACATCGTGCTGAAGCGGCGGGATGCGGAAAGAGAATGGGCAATACTGAGGAGATAGCATGAGTTACCAGAGAAGTGCACTAGCGGATTTCACTTATGACGAGCTGAACCGATACAAGGACGAAGGACTCCTTGAAAAGGTCTCCGAGCGGTCAGGCATCGACTATGAAAGCGTCTATGCTTGGGCAACGGGAAAGCGGAATCCGACAACGGCATCCATGGAGAAAGTACTGGATGCGATGGGATACAAGATCGTAGTGAAGAAGAAAGACCCGAACAGGGCTTGGTGGTAAAGGAGAAGGAATGAATAACGTAGTCATCAGCGGGAGACTTACTAGAGATCCCGAAGCCAGAGCAACGCAGACCGGCATGACGGTAGCAAGATATACCGTTGCCGTAGACAGATACTCCAAGGGCGAGAAGTCAGCGGACTTCATCAACGTCATCGCCTTTGACAAGAGAGGAGAGTTCGCCGAGAAGTACTTCAAGAAGGGAATGCTCGTCATCGTCTCCGGGAGAATCCAGACCGGAAGCTACGAGAACAAGGAAGGCCATAAGGTCAACACCTTCGAGATCGTAGCCGAGAACCAGGAGTTTGGCGAGAGCAAGAAAGCCGAGGCGAAAGAAGAGCCGAAGGAAGAGCAGAAGGAAGAAGACTTCATGGACGTTCCTGAGGGCATGGACGAACTTCTGCCGTTCAACTGAGGTAAGCTATGGCATTCAGAGACTTAAGGCGAAGCAAGAAGGAACGCTTCATGCATGGTGACAATCTCCGTGACTACGAAGCGATGCACAAGGCGATCAATGCAAACATCGCCGAGGAACGGAAGAAAGTATCCGAGTTTATGAGGAGCAAACCCTATGGCACAAGAAAAGAAGGAACGTGAGAGCATCAAGCTGATTGACGGCTACGAATGCTTTGTCGATTCCCAGAACTACACACTCGCCCGGAGACGGAAGAACCAGAAGGGCGAAGAGTACATCACCACGCTAGGCTACTATTCGAGCCTTGAGGGAGCGTTGAGAGGGCTAGGCAGGGCATTGGCTACCGACGCACTGGAAAACCGCTCCATGGGGCTGACAGACGCTGTGAGAACCATCGTAGAGTCCAACAAGCGGCTTGAGGAACTGATAAGGGTAACACTAAGAGGGTGACTAGGGGGATTTCCCCTTCACGCGGCGGCATGGGTCTAACTATCAACCAAACATTACATGGCGTTTTTTCAGGTTTCTTTGCTAACCACTCTCACCTATGCCGCCGATAAAGATGATTGGATGGCGGACGCGCCATTGGGGACGGAGCAAGCATGTTGACTGCTGCGCGGCTCATGTGGGTGATGGACTCCGTCAGCGAGGGTAGGTGGCGGGCACTCTTGCGATAAAGGAGGACGATATGGAGGATCTAATCAGAAGAGCGGAAGCAATAGAGGCGGTGGAACACATCACATCTAGTATGTCTGTTTGCGTTAATACGGATGAATGCCATGGAATGAAACGGATGCAAAGACAGGCCGTCACAGAACTGACAAACATGCCGCCCGCACAGCAATGGATACCGTGCAGTGATAGACCGCCTGAGGAAGAGGTTGAGGTATTCGTATATCTGTTTGACCGACCGTCACCGTACATTGCGTGGATATCGAAGGGTGGCAAGTGGCACACAGAGGATTTCACGCTTGAAGCGGATGATAATCCTGTCGCATGGATGCCCCTGCCGGAACCGTACAAGGGAGAACAGCCATGAGACCTATAGACGCCGACGCGCTAAAAGATAGACTACAAGCCCTCTCTTACGACGATTGGAACCAAGGGGCGTCAACAACGTGGGCAAACGCTTACGCGGAATGCGCTGATCTGGTTGAAGATATGCCAACCATTGAGCCGGAACGGAAGACGGGGAAGTGGATAAAGCACTCCATCGGCAAACATGCCCCGTGGGGCTTTGACTGCTCTGAATGCGGAGAATGGTTTGTAGTCGGCGAAGAAGTCATAAAGAAATACAAGTATTGCCCGCACTGCGGGTTCCCAATGGAGAACAGCGAGGAGGAGTAACGATGTTCCGATACATTTTCGTAGACGGGGAATGTGTTGAATCGCGGGGATTACCCCAGAAGGAAGTGACAAAGCTGCAGGTCGAACACGGAGAGTTAATCAGCGTGAAGGAGGTAAGGGATGAAGGACACGATTTGGATCGTAAAAACGTTGGCTGAACCGCATATCTACAATGTCTTTGAGGACAAGACGGAAGCGGAAGAGTTCTACAAAGACGCGGAGGCGAAGCGCCAGATAGGGAAGTATGTCGGCGTCGAGTACCGCGATTGGGACTGGCAAGCCCGGTACGAGGAAGAAGCCGGGAAACTAGAAGCCCTTGAGACCGAGGTCGAGGGAATGCGGACGGCACTCGCGGATGCAAAAGCAGAGTCGGAGAAACGGATCAACGTAGCCATGGACGAACTGCGGGTGGCGCGGAGCGATGTCCACACACTGGAAGAAGTCATCGTAAAGCTGTCGATGAGATTGGTGGGAATGTAATGCACGGAGCGATACCGCACTTTGACATTGTACTACTGCTGATAGGCTTTGTGACTGGGGTATATGCGATGTGCGTAGTGTGGGCATTGAACGGAGGAGACAATGAATGAAGGAAGATGGATTATCGTAACGAACGCCGTAACAGGGAGACGGCAAGCAGTCAATCTCGATACGGTAACGATTATCAGCGAGAACAGCGCAGACCGTGTGGCAGATGGGACGAGAACTGAAATTGGTTTTGTATCCGACACTTACATTGACGTGAAGGAATCCTTTGATGAGATAGGAGCGATGATCCGATGATAGCAATTAAGGACATGGAGATGCCGACCTGCTGTGGAGACTGTCCGTGCTTCCACGAATCGGCAGTCTACACTTGCGGAGCAACAGGGGAACTGATCCCGGATGCATGGGCTTGGAAGTGTAGAAGCGAGGCTTGCCCGTTGGAAGAGAAGGAATTTGTTGTAGAGTTCAACGCCCCGGATGTGGCGGAAGAAGATTTAAAAAAGGCAGAGGTAAAAACCTACAAGACGATGATCGAGAAGATTAAAGAGTTCCGCAAGATGAGCGAGTACATCATAGAGGCGAAGGAAGGATGCTTCGGAACGGGAACGCTTCAGGGCGAACTGGTCAGATGCAAGGACTGCGTAAGGTTTGACAAGAGGGGATGCAACCTTGTAGAAGGGTTGAACATCGCAAAAGAAGACAGCTTTTGTAGTTACGGAGAGAGGAAAGAATGAAAGCTAAAGGGAGATATGTCGCTCAGATAGAGATAGACTTTACCGCTGACCTTGACTCACTGAACAAGGTGACCTTTGCGGAGATGAGCGACAGGATGCACAACGGATGGATGGAACGGACGGTGGCGAGCGTCCTTGAAACCATCATCAAAGGCTCGCACGGAACGATAACGGTAACGCCGCAGTTCGCGGATGTGTATGAGGTGGAAGATGACTAACGAGGAACTTCATGCCAGAGCGGTGAAAGCACTCTCCGACATTGAAGTCAGCAAGATGGAACACTGCATCGGATGGGATAAGCGGAAGGTCTACCACAGGAACGGCACGGCATACTTCAAGCCTTATCGGAACTACTACGATGCCGGTGGGGCGGACATAGCGGTCTGGG